CCGGCACCGGGTCGGCCTCCTCGGCCATCAGCGCCGCCTGCGCGGCCTCCTCGTCCTCGTCTTCGCCTTCATCCTCCGCGCCCCCGGACGCCGGCGGCGCGGGCGCCTCCTCCTCTTCGTCCTCCGCGGGTGGCATCGCCGCCTGGGCGGGCGCGCGCAGCACCTCGGCGCCCGGGTCGGGATCGGGCAGGCCCAGGAGGTCGGCCATCACGCTCGACTGCACCCGCAGGCCCAGCGGCACCAGCTTCTCGACGGCGGCGACGATGCCGTTCACGTCCTTCTCTTCCGGCCGGCCGATGACGATGCGCGGCCAGGCCTTCAGCGGCCCGAACTCCAGCGCCATCCAGGGCCGGATCAGGTCGCGGTTCAGGATCGCGCTCAGGGCCTTCGCGTCGGCGCGCTCGATGTCGCCCTGCACCTGGCGGTGTTCCTGGCCGACCGCGTGCCCGCCGGCGATGGCGTCGGTGGTCGCCGTCTGGCCCAGCACGGCCTTCGACACCTGCCGGTCGAGCCAGTCCGCCCGCTTCTCGTAGAGGTCGGACGAGGTCCCGATCGACTTCGCCTCGATGAACTCGATCGCCATGGTCTCGGGCACGATCGCCGCGCAGTCCCCGGCGATGTTCGCCACCGCCCGGAACAGCGTCTCCTTGTCCTCTTCGGTGGCGCCGGGGCCGTACTTGCCGACCCGGATCGGCTGGCCGAAGGTCTGGGTGAAGATCGCCCAGTCGCGCTGGGTGAAGGCCTTGAACATCCAGCTCCACGCCGCCAGCCGGGCGAGGCCCGAGCGCACCGGCAGGCCGGACTTCGCCTTGATCGCGGCGGTCACGAACTTGAAGGGCGGCAGCTCCACGTCGCCCCCCATGTCGCGCAGGAGGGGCGTCGCGCCGTCGGTGCGGTCGAAGGTGAACCACCGCGGGTCGCGCCATTCCAGCCGGCCGGGCCACCACTGGCCCTCGCTGGTGTCCCACAGGATCTCGGTGAAGCTCACGCCCTTGCCGATCGCGTCGAGGATGTCGAAGATCTCGTCGGACAGCTCGTCGCGGTCGAGCCAGGCGCGGATCAGGTCGGCGCGCGCCACGTCCTCGGCCGCGTCGCTGGCGGCCTCGACGCTGATCTCGATCTGGGCGACGCTGCGTTTCCGAGTGGCGAGCACGCCGGCATAGTGCAGGTCGCGCTCCTCGATCGTCTCGGCCAGCTCGAAATACCGCAGCGGCTGGCCCTGGTCGGCCTCGCGCAGGATCGCGGCCAGCCGCCCGGGGTTCAGGCCGTCGCCGGGATAGCCGGTCAGCGGCGAGCGCACGCCGCCCACCTGCGCCGCGCCCACCTCGCGCCGCAGCTCGGCCCGGCGCACCGGCCGGCCGTGACGATCCAGCAGCTGCGGCTCGCGTGCCATCTCAGACCCCCCTCAACAGGGCGAAAAACCCCTTGAAAAGCCCGGCCACCATGCGCAGCGCCGTCATCACCAGCTCGTGCAGCAGCCCGTCGAGCCAGGTCATTTCAGCTCCTCCCGGACCTGGAACCGGCCGTCGTCGAACTCGCTTGCCGGGCGGACCCAGACGTTGCTGGACCGCACGCATTCATAGATCACCGCGGGGACGAGCGTCGCCTCGAGCCGGCCGCGCGCGATGACCCGGTAAAGGCCGCCCGATTTCAGGTGCAGGTAGTACCGGCCCTCATCCCTGATCTCTTCCATCAAGTCCCCCCCTCTCGGCCGAGGACCGGCACGTTGCGCCCGAGCGCGGCCGTCACGTCACGCTCGACCGCCGCGGCGTCGGCGCGCAGGCTCTGCTGGACCTGGAGCCGGCGAAAGTCCGACAGCACGCCCCTGATCGTGTCCTGGGCAGCTTGTGCCGCCCTGATCGCGGCCTCGAGCCCCTCCCGCTCCTTGAGCCGGAAAACTCCCCTTGCCACGAGGCCGACGCCTTGCTCGACGATCTCGTCGCCAGGTGTTTTTTCGGAAATCTTCAGCCCCATCAGATCCTCCCTCTCAGCCCCGCGCCCAGCGGCCTGCGCCACCAGGCGGGCGCGTCGTCCTCTTGCCCCGGCCCGCCGCCGCGCGTCTCGCCCAGCCCGCGATAACCGTATTCCCGCCACTCGCCCTTGATCGCCGCATGGGCCAGCGCCAGCGCGACGGCATAGTCGCCGTGCCGCTGGCCGCCGTCCGCGCCGCTGGTCTTCGCCTCGGGCACCATCGGGATGCCCTTCTGCAGCGTGACCATGCGCAGGTCGGCCTTCTGGTCGGCATCCGCCGGCATGGTGATCGACAGGTCCTCGAACGCGGCCTTGAGCGGCGGCATGTGCTCCAGGTACCAGCCGCGGGTCAGCATCACCGCCTCGACCCGGCTCGCGCCGTAGCGCTGCTGGGCGTATTCCGCCAGGAACTGGCCGTTGCCGCGCGCGTCGTGCCGGGCCGCGACGAAGCGCGGCAGCCGGTCGGCCACGTGGAAGACCACCTGCTCCTGCTGGCGGAACGGCACGTTGCGCAGCTCGATCGAGAACGGCACCCGCAGCCGCAGGTTGGCCTCCTCGGCGATCGGCACCAGGACGGACAGATCGCCCGACCGCGCGAAGTCGAAGCCGTAGCCGTGCGCCCGCGCGGGGTCGAGCCCCGCCAGCACCGGCGCCACCTCCGCCTCCAGCCAGTCGGCGACGAAGGCGCGGCGCTCGGCGTCGGGCCGGAACTCGAAGCCCGGCGGGCAGGTCAGGCGCAGCACCGGCAGGGCGCGGTCCATCGCCGCCTCGATCAGCGCCGAGCTCAGCCAGACGCCCGACCCGCGCGACGGCACGCAGTCGAGCTCCTCGGCCGCCGCGTCGCCGTAGAACCCGCGGATCTCCGCGGCCCACGCCGCCTCGGCCTCGGCCGACCAGGGCTTGCCGCGGACGAGCGCGATCCGCCGGTAGAGGCCCTGTTCCAGCGCGTCGTCGAAGGTCACCCGCACGATCCTGCCCGGCCGGCGGCCCTCGCGGATCTCCTGGATCAGCTCGTTGAACGGGTTGTCCTCGCCGTTGTGGGTCGAGATCACCAGCACCTTGCCGCCCCAGATCAGGAGCGCCATGGCCGCCTTCAGAAGCTCGCCCGCGTCGTCGTGGAACGCGAACTCGTCGAGGATCACGTAGCCCTGCCGGCCGCGCAGGCTTCGCGGCTTCGAGGACAGTGCCTGGATCTCGAAGCCGCTCGCGAAGCGGATGCGGAACGCCTGGATCGCGATGCGCTCGCCCTTCTCGCCCTGCTCCTCGAACAGGAACTCCTCGACGGCGCCCGCGGCGGGCACGAAGGCGCGCGCCCACATGGCGGCGGTGTCGATGAACTCGCGCGCCATGTCGAGGTTGTAGCCGAGGTAGAGCGTGTCCATCCCGCCCGCGTCGCGCGCGGCCGCACTCGTCAGCACCGCGTCGGCGGCGACCCCCCAGGTCGCGCCGATGCGCCGCGACTTGTCGGTCACCACCAGCTGGTGCGCGGCCGTCGCGGCCAGCAATTCCTTCTGGTACGGCAGCAGCACGTCGGGCAGCGCGCGCGCGCCGATCAGCGCGTCGGGCAGCGCCTGGTGCGCCTCGGCCCGGCGCCGGTCCCAGTCGGCCCGGTCCATCACGGGCGCGCTCACCGGCCCGCTCACGGGTTCTGGCCCGGCCGCAGGGCGACGATCGCCCAGCCGGCCCGCGCCAGCCCGCGCCAGATCGCGTCGCGCGTCGCCCGGTCGAGACCGGCGAAGGGGCCGCCCGCCGCCGCCCGCACCGCCTCGTCGCGCGCGGCCTCCTCGGACTGGCAGACCGGCCCGAGGCGGCGATCGGGGCTGACCCAGCGGTAGCTCATGCGACCCCCAGGATGCGGGCCTTGATCTCCTCGACGGTGTCGGCACTCAGGCCGCGGGCCTTCGCCACGGTGGCGATCGCGCGGTCGGCCTTGGCCGCGAACTCCGCCTCGACGCGCCGGCGCCGCTCGGCCGAGACCGACTGCGCCTGCACGGCATTGCGCAGCGCCGCGGCCAGCTCCATCGCGCCCTTGGGGCTGATGCCCGCCTCGCCGCCGGCCTGCAGCACCTCGAAGACC